TTGTCGCATTGCGTAATCGTGACCGTTCAGGTCGTGAGTGCGACCGGCAAGAAGTTATTGCTCAAATGGGCAGGATGAACTTTTTAGCGGTGTGCGGTGGTAAGTGGGCAAAGATAAACGCTAGCGATGGCGTGACTATCGGCTTACTGATGCCGTGTGGCGAAAGCCGTGCGGTTGAGGTGGTGCTCAACTTTCTAGACCTGTACGAAGTGCGCCGTGTGCGCCTTGTGAACCGTGGCGAAGCCAAAGGTACGCTAGTCGTTGAGCACGAAGTGCTAGATGTTTACTGCGAGAACCTCGGCGATGCTGTGTATTCTGCTTCCTGCTGGAAGTAATCCAACCCAACAACCCAACTAACCAAGTGCGCCCGTTCCCGAAAGGGGGCGGGCGTTTCTTGTTGTGTGCTCGCTTCTTCCGCCACCGTCAAAGCAAATGAGATGGGGGCGGGAGCCCCGCCAGTTCGCACGGGTCTTCGCACGGGCGGCGGCAGCGGCTGAGGTTGCTATTTTTCAATTTGCTATTTGTTGCAGTAGCGACTAAGTTGCGCGCCATGTTTGCACTAATAGTCGTTCTAGCCCTCATCGCCCTATTTACCATAGGTGACTAATGACACACGATGGCTACTTGACTATTGACTAATAACTTGGTAGTCTGAAACTCTCAACTACACAAAGGGGGAATCGTGACCGATTCTGTCATTGAGTGGGAAGGGATAAGTAACACTTCAGAGGACTGGCAGTGGGATATGGCGACAGACTTGTTCGCCATGACCGCCGAGGCACTTATTGAACACAACAAGGATATTCACGAAGGCGACACTTGGTGGCGCACTAGCGGATTCCCATTGTGGGACGGTAAGCGCAACGGCATATTCCACGCCGATACTCCGATGGGGTTGTTAGAGAGTATTACCGTTCGTACGGAATGGTCATTGCGATACACGCTTGACTCCGAGACGATGATTCTCACTTGTCACCTATCTCACCACGATGCAAGCGGGCAGTTCACGGTGCAGGCAACGCCTAATCCAGACCGCTAATCCAGCCAACCACAAGCAAGCCCGTCTCCGCAAGGGGGCGGGCTTGTTGTTTGTACCCACTCGCCCTCATCCGCCACCGTCACAAGTAGTTAGACTGCCATCGGCAGCCCCGCTACCCGATGGCAGTAACCCGCCTTTCGCACGTTCGGGCTCAGCACGTTCGGACTTTTTTTTGTGTTTGACTTTGGTTTGACCACTTTGGGTAGGAAACTTTGACTTTTCACCACTATCCGTGTTTATTCCAAGGAAAACTGGCAAAAAACGGAATCCGGAAGCTGGCCGTCGAGGGCCGGAAGCTGGCCGTGCGCGGAAGTCCCGATGCGCGCATCCCCGTCCGGGGCTAACAGGCACGGCGCAGTCGCAGTCGTACACGAACCCTGCTTCCAACGAAGGGCTGTGACAAACAACACTTGCGTTTCTTGTTGTTGTCCCCTACACTTACAGTTGTTACATACACCTACACCCTTGGGGGGTAAAAAATGGAAGAAGAAAAGCGAGACACACACGAAGTGTTAGCACTTGTCGTTGATAAAGCGATAAAAGCGAAGTGGATACTTTGCGAAGAGAATGGTGGTATCGCAGACGCACCACCACTACTCATCGGAGAGTTCGCAAACGGTGACGGGTTTATCGCACCCGACCTCATAGAGGGTCACCCGACAGACACCCTGCCCGTAATGCTCTCAGGCTTACTGGAAGGAATGACCGAGACATACGGAACGCCAAAGTTTCTGTGGCTCGCCTATGTCGTAGAGGGCTACTGTCGTCCAACAATGACAGAAGAAGAAATGGAAAAAGCAAAGCGTGGAGAACTAGAAGAGGACTACAAGCAGAACCCTGCCACAGATGTCCGTGAAGGGATTATCGCTACTGTCTATCCGTGGGACGGGGAAGCAGTAGCGCAGACGCTTCTGTATCGCTATGACGACAACGGTATGCCCGTCTTTGACGACCTTGACGAAAGTCAAGAGGTTGGGAAAGCAGGTGGTGGCGTAATCCCCGACTTGTTCCAAATGTTTATCACTCATTGCCATCGTCTTGTAGAGGCAAAGAACAACTAAGTCCCCCCAAGAGCCAAGGGGTCGTTCGCCGAGTTACATCGGTGGGCGACCCCTTTGTGCTGTCCCCGAATAGTTCTCTTCCGCCACCGTGGTAGTGGGGTTGGTTCCGCTTCGCAGCCCCGCTACTATAAGTATCATGACTTACGCATTATTTCGCTGTGTATATTGCGACCACCCAGTTTCAGTTGGGGACAGTACCGTTATGAAACAAGTCTTGTGTTGGGTGAGGTCAAACAACAACACATCTCCGAAGGGCATAGAGAGCCAGCATCGGTACGCACACGCTGTGTGCCTGGAAACGGAATTACACGGAAAGCCTCAGCAGACCGAGACGTTGTTTTAGTTCAGAAAAAGAACGACGCCGATAGCGAGAACGAAAATGACACTCATCATTGGTGCGCCTTGCGCCAGCCACCGTTGCCATCTCCGAGGTGAACGATGCTTTCTGTTCCCTCAGTAACCCAAGTCCAGCACCAGCGACAGCAAGAAGGAACTTCTATCCCTGTACCTGTGATGTTCGGGTGGCAACCTCGGTCACCAATCTTTTCTGCCAGCAACGGGAAAGTTGTAAGCAACTTCACAACGCAATCGTGACATAGCCACCAATGCTCGTACTCGTCTCCCCCGATGAGAACGCCGATGTCATCATCAAAGCCGTTGTAGTAACCAAAATGTTTGTACGGCAAGAACCAACCCGATGGGGCTGGCTCCGCTAATTGTTCTCCCGAACGAAGCGTAATTAGATGTTTGTTGTGGGTTGTACCACACGCCGAACAATCAACCGTTGTAGGAATAGGTGTTGTATCCGTAAGGGTCATAGACCGTTGTACTCGTTTCGCAAGGGTAGTGGTAATACTCGCAGTCGGGAATGCCTTGTTTCTCATCTCCTATAGAAGCGATGACATAGAAGGTTCCAAACACGAGGCTTGTCCAAAAGGTGAAGCGCACACATGACCGTATTTTGTAGTAGATGGGTGGGTGGTTCATGACTACAAGTTACAGGGGGTAAGCAACAATAGCAACATGACACTCGTCACACGAAGAACAACTCGCTCTTCCGCCACCGTCGCAATAGTGAGAATGGGTCTGACAGCCCCGCCCGCCAGACCCAGATGGCTCAGCCCTTCTAGGGAAACCCGATGCGTGCGACTCAAAGTTTTTAATTTTTCTTTTTTTTAACCACGCAGCGTGACGAACTGAATTTTTTCACCACTCTCAGTGGGATTACGCTAAAAACCAGGCAAAAAACTTGACAAAAACGAACTTCGTGTTACGCTTTACGCAACCGGCCCTTCTTCGCACCTGGAAGTCCCGTTGCCGGCAGCGGCCCCGCGGGGCTAATGCCCAGTCACCCGTCGGAGTTCTTCGGCTTGGCTTGGTCTGCCTCGGCTGGTGTGTGACAACTGCCACTTGCGTTTGTGCTGTGTTGCCTGTACCCTACAAAGTGGAAGGGGGGTGAAATGAAACTAACAAATAACGAACTCTCAATTGTTGCACTGCGCAACGCTGACCGTTCAGGTCGTGAGTGCGACCCACACGAAGTAATTGCTCAGATGGGCAAAATGAACTTCTTCGCTGTGTGCGGTGGTAAGTGGGCAAAGGTAAACGCTAGCGATGGCGTGACTATCGGTCTGCTTATGCCGTGTGGCGAAAGTCGTGCGGTTGAGGTAGTGCTCAACTTTCTAGATTTGTACGAAGTGCGCCGTGTGCGCCGTGTGAATCGTGGCAATGAGAAAGGCTCGCTAGTCGTTGAGTACGAAGTGCTAGATGTTTACTGCGAGAATCTCGGCGATGCTGTCTATTCTGCTTCCTGCTGGAAGTAACCCAACCCCAACAACCAACCTAACCAAGTGCGCCCGTTCCCGAAAGGGGGCGGGCGTTTCTTGTTGTGCGCATTGTCTTACGCCACCGTCACTAATAGTTCAGGGGTACTTGGTAGCCCCGCCCACCAAGTACCCCAGTTGGAGTCACGTGAGCTCAAGCTCGAGCTCGGAAAAACTCGAGCTGAAATAAAAAAACTCACGGAAAGTGATGGAACTTTGTACTTTTTCACTCAGAGTGGCGGTTTTCGCTTAAAGCATAAAAGAAAGCAAGCAAAAAGTCAAGCCCTCAGGTCAAAGCAAACGTTCGGATGTCTTCCGCCGCGGGAGTCCCGATGCTTGCATTCCCGTTCGGGACTGTTGCACGGCCCGGCTCGTGGCCACGGCCGCAGCGGCAGCGGTGACCGACATCGTCAAGTTCGTGTGCTCGTTGCGGTCTGGCTGTGACAAACGACACTTGTGAAACTGAGTTGTTACCTGTAACCTGCTACTTACTATCTATAAGGAGTTTCTATGCCGGAGTTCTATCCGGAAGAAACCAAGTTACAAAAGTCAAAACGATACGGAAAGACTTTCGGCAAGATGGTGAAGGCGTTTGAGGGCACTAAGTGCGGGCGATGCAGTCACATCATTGACGAAGGTGCTACTTGCGTTTGGCTTCGTGGACTTGGTTGCTTTCACATACAAGGCGAGTGTCCAAAGAAAGAAGAGAATGAATAGTCTTCTTTTTGTAATCGCCATCATCGTTATCGCTTCTCTCTAAAAAAACCCTCGCACTTCGGTGTGGGGGTTTTTTTGTGCCTCTTCCGCCACCGTCAATGTATTTTTCAATCGTTTTGGAGCCCCGCTCGCTCCGTACCGACCTTCCACTCACTACGCCTTTTGTTGCTTCGGACTACGCCCGAAAGCAAACAAAAACTTCGTTCGTTCCAGACGGTACTTCGCTCGCAGTCTGCTCGTTCACTCTACGAGTGAACTTCGCAGCCCCGTTGAGTTTTGATGGCTTGGGCACATCTTCGCCAGAACCTAGTGCGTTCTCGGGTCGAGAGTGACGAACAGCACACGAAAAGGTTCTTGACTTTGACCACTACACTCTGTACCTTGTACATGGGCGGAGAACCCGAAGGGAAACTATGTACTATTTCGTACGCTCGTGCGTGCGTTTTGTATTTTGGGGAGCCCTCGTTACCTTGTTTTGGCTAGGCATCATTGCTATTTCCAACTCGTACGGCAACGACATTCCCGAATGCGAAATGTTCCACTACCCATGTCAAACACCAACAACAATCTATGACCCATATGGGTACGGGAACTGAAAGGAAAAAATGAGTTCACTTATCTTTGTGGCAGTTTTGTTTACGCTACTAGCACTATGAAAGGAAAAAGGTGTCCCTGCTTAGGCAGGGGCATTTTTTTTTGCCTTTTTTTGGCTACTCCTTAGCCCCGCTCGCTCCGTTACAATCTTCCACTCATTACGCATTTTGCTCGTCTGCGACGAAGCAAAAAACTCCATATCGTTACAGATGTAACTTCGCTCGCAGACTGCAAGTTCACTCTACGAGTGAACTCTGCAGCCCCGTTGATTAATCATCTTCTGGTTTATTGATTCGGTCTAAGCGAATTGAGTCACGGGCACCTATCAAACGAACTGCTTGCACCCCATTGGGGGTAACAATAAAACCGTCACCTGACACAGTAAGGAATCCCATGGATACCAACTTCTTTACGGCAAGAGCAAACGACTGTTTTGATGGCCGTGCGTCGCATCGGAAGTCCCGATACTTTTCAAATGTGAATTTTTCCATACGAAATCGCGCATAGTACAGCAGTTTCTTGGGGAGAGAACCGTAGGGGATGTCCTGCTTCGAGATTCCAAAATTTGGATAACGTTCTTCGTGTGGTATTGGGTTGCCTGGCATCCCTACAGTTTATCGAGGGGGGTATTTTTCCCACTCGATTTCGCCCAAATCTTCACCATCCCAGTAGGTACAAATCTCGCCGAGGGTTGTCGCAATTTCGGCTATCTCCGGGAACATGTCCGGCAGCGTCTTATTGGCTGTGTCCAGCCATCCAGCGCACCACATCTCTTGAGAATAGTAGGCCATAACTCGAGGCAGAGCCCATCTCAACAGATGGTTTACATTGCTCGGTGCAGCCGTGTAGCTGAAATTTATCTCGGACCATGACCTTGCAACGTCTTCATTGTCGTAAAACTTTTCATTACTCATGGACTGATTCTACATACGCGGTATGATGACGTAATGACAGAAGGCGCTCTATTTCTTGCCGATGACCATCTAGTAATGGACTTCCCCTACAACGCTGAACAGGTAACGGTTATAAAGACTGTTAATGGAGCAAAATGGGACAAGGTTGGCCGTGTATGGCGCGTACCTGTAGCAAGTATTGACGAAGTAAGGGAGCTTGCTGAAAAGTGGGGCTTCATGATAGATACCGCCGTGCTTAAGTTTGACTTGCCGACACCACAAAATGAAGTAAAAGGCATCTACATGGATGGGGACTGGGTATATCTAAGCTTTGCCTATGACCCCGTGATGATACGCAGTGTCAAGTCCTTGCCCGGAGTCACCTGGCATTCTAAAACAATGGCATGGCGTGTTGCGTCTACTACGTTGCGCGAAGCTATTGAATGGGGAGGGAAATTTAATCAACCAATAGCCGAAGGACTTCTCGAGATTGCTGAAGACATGCAGCAAGTAAAGAACAAAGTAATCGCAGCATCGCGCGCAAAAACAGCAGAGCTCGACATACCTGGACTCGCCGGCGAGCTTTTGCCTTATCAGAAGGCTGGGGTTGCGTACGCAGCTAACGCCCGTAGATGTTTTATCGCTGACGACATGGGGCTGGGAAAGACCATGCAGGCGATAGGCACGCTTGAATACGTCCAGGACTCGTACCCGGCTGTCATTACGTGCCCCCCAACTCTTGTTCTCAACTGGCGCGACGAGATAAATAAATGGCTACCCAACCGAACCGTAGCCGTAGTGTCGAACCGTGCTGTCTTCCCTGAGAAGGGAACATACGATTTTCTGATTATCGGCTACTCCAACATCGACCATTGGCAAAACCAACTCAAAGGTCATCGCTCGTATGTTTATGACGAGTCGCACTACGCAAAGACACCAACTGCCAAGCGCACAAAAGCCGCAATCAAGATGGCACGGTCTGCTCCCAAAGAAGGGCTTGTTCTCTGTCTCACCGGAACACCAATCACTAACCGCCCAGCAGAGTACGCAAGCCAGCTCGACATTCTCGGCCAGCTTAATAAGTTTGGCGGCCTGTGGGGCTTCTACCGACGTTACTGTGGGGCTTTCCGTGACAGGTTTGGTCAATGGCACATCGAAGGTTCGTCTAACCTTGACGAGTTGAATGAAATGCTGCGCAGTAATTGCTACATACGCCGCATTAAGTCCGAAGTATTGTCCGAGCTCCCAGCCGTACGGCACTCCAAGCTAGTCGTAGAACCTAGTGCTACTGCCATGAAGGAATACTTAAAGGCCGAAGAAGACATTATTGAATACCTTGTTGCGCGAGCAAAGGAGATAGCCAAAGAGCTCGGTCAGTCCCCGTACTCTGCTGCCGTTCAAGCCAGAATTCGTGCTGAGTCCAACGAACACTTAGTGCGCATCTCTGTTCTTCGCCGGCTTGCAGCCAAAGCAAAGATGGAGTCCGTGAATGAATGGATTGATTCCAAACTCGCTAACGGCGACAAAGTTGTTGTAGCGGCTCATCATCGCGAAATAGTTGACGCGATAGCCAAGAAGTATGGCGGGCTTAAGATTCAAGGCGGGATGACGGCAGAGGAAGTTCAGAACCACAAGAACCTATTTCAAACAGGCACGATAGATGAAGCTCCAGTTATATCGCTGTCAATACAGGCCGCAAAAACAGGACACACGCTTACCGCCGCGCAAGATGTGTTGTTTGTTGAATTACCGTGGACGCCCGCCGATGTGGACCAAACATACAGTCGTTGTCACAGATTGGGGCAAAAGGGAAGCGTGATAGCTACATACATCCTTGCTCAAGGAACAATTGACGAGAAGATTTACAACCTCATCAATTCAAAGCGAAATGTCGTTAACATGGCTACGGACGGCTCCGATGTAGAATTAAACAGTGGAGCAGGTCAGTTAATCTTTGACCTAATTAATGCAGGTCTGGAAAAAGATGTCAGTAGAGTGGCTAACCGAAGATGAGTGGCAATTTGAATGGCAGCTTTTTGAGATGCTTGAAGAAGGATTTATCGAGACGGTAGGCCTTGACAAGTTCGGCGAAGTGCAGCTTAAGTTTACCGAGAAGTACTATTCCGGATATGTTGAGTCAATAACCTGGGACGAACTAGAAGATGACGATTAGCAAAAAAGCCGCCCCACAGCAAGAAGTTGTTGAGGTTATTCGTTCAGGTAGATGGGGCAAGGTTGAATACATACACAAGCTTTCCTGCGGACACGCTGAAGTAAGAAAAAGAGCAGCATCGACGGCTAAAATTGCCTGCGAAGGATGCCTGAAAGCCGAAATGGGCACACAAATGCTGGTTGAACTAGCCGGAGCCAAGCCCGTGTTCGCAGATTTTTCTGACATTCATGACGAGATAGCATCTTATGTAGCATCGTACGAGCAGGATGTAGCAAGAACAAAAGCATCTTTAGCTAAAAAGCTTGGTGTAGAGGTTGGCGCGGTAGATATCTACGTTGATGAGACGTCAGACTCAGGCAGGGTTGTTCAGGCTGTTGTTTTCCTGGAAGCGTGGGACATAGAAAGAATCATGGGCTCAGATTCCGTCTAGCTTTTCTTGCTCTTGCTCTTGCTGAATTGTGTATGCGCGAGTACCTGGTCCAATAGGACTAACTGCCATCACGGTGAATTCGTGTATCAAAAGATTTCGTACAAGCAAATGTAACGGGTAGGAGTACGGGTCTTTGACGTGCTTCTTGCGGAATTCTGCGCAATACGCTTGCGCGCGCATCTTTAGCCCTGGCGTAACAATGTTTTCTTCTACGCATCTTTTTATTCCGGGCCATCCATCGCGCGCATATTGCATTATTCGGCCTTCTAAGTCGTAGTCTGCCCATAGTCGGCGCTGTGCATCAATGTGTGGGAAGCATTCAAACAACCTGTCGTAGAACTCTGGCTCTGTAGCAACTACATCACCAAGGCGTCGAATCGCTACAGCATGTAGAGGAATACCAACGCGCGTGTTTGAACCCGTTAGTGCAGCGCGGTCGTAATACTCGCAGTATGTTGCATTGTGCTCCTCGGTAATAAACTTGAGAACATCGTCTGTTGTCCAGTCGTAAATAACTTTTGCAAACCTGAGAGGTATGTTTTTCTTCATGCGGTAAGGAGTGACAATGTAATTCTCATGCAGCTTCTGAACACACGAGCGGTAGCGAATCATTGATTCATTTGCGCGGACTCCAGTAATAAATGCCGTGCGCCCGCTCTTACCTTGCATTGTGTAGTAGTCGATTGATTGCGGAAGAACTTTGTTTGGGTCTAGTCCAAAGTTTTCTGCCCGGATTGCGTATGAAGGCATCTCGCGAACTAAACGTCCTTGAGATGCGCGATATTGAGACCAGAGCAAGCAATACTCCCTGCGTCCCAGTACCCACACTTCTTGTCCTACTGGAAGGCAGTACCACTCCATGTCGACCCAGTCATAGTCGCGCACTTCTTCTACGAACTTGATAACGGCTGGAGACACCATCTCCTCGTCGCGGAAGATTACCTTTACTGGCCCTAACCCACGCTCTTCATGTATTTCCTTAGCAAGGTAGAGAACTGCTGTTGAGTCTTTACCGCCAGAGAACTGCACGCAAACCGTGTCAAAAGTGTCGTAGACGTGTCGCATGCGTTCACGCGCTGCATCTACGCAGTTCATATCTAAGAAAAGGCGCTGCCGAGTCATTAGAGCTTTTCTTTAGCCAAGACGTAAGCGGCCTGAAGAGCTGTTAAAGGATTTTTACAAGGACCACTTGAAACCGTCCACAAGGAACCCGCCCGTGAGAAGTGAACCTCTTCCGGGAAGACTAAGCACATCCATTCCTGATTTTGATAGGTGATGGCAAAAGCAAGTTTATGTTCGGTAAACCACTTTCCGTATGTGTGGAACTCGGCGCAACCGTCTCCATATGGGGCGTCGTTACTGGTTGGTTTTCCGTATGTTACTGGCATGTCTAAATCATAGCCGATAGCAAAAGAAGGGCCCCATAAAGGGACCCTTCTCCAACGACAGCGCCTTTCAGGGCGCAATTGTTGTTTATGCCCAAAATGACGAATGCACGATTCCGCTACTAGTGACAGTAGGAAATTCCGAAGAATCTGCTGCCCATGGACGAATTTGCTGAAGCGAAGCGCCTTCAATCCACTTATTAAAAGTGGTGATGAATGTTGCAGCTTCAAGAACGTTCTTGCCTGCTGCACCCTTGCGCTTTGAGCCTCCACGACCAAGCCACTGGCGGAGTGCCAAAGCAGGGTTTAGCACCTTGAGGGAGGCGCCCGTCTCGATTGCTTTACAGAACTCCATAACCTCTTGGCCGCTGAATCCAGCCTGAAC